GACCAACAGAGGCAGAGCTTGCTACATAGTTAACGTCTGTAGTTGCATAAGACCACTTCTGTACTTGCCAGTTGTACATAAGCAATATATTTTGTGCAAAGTTATCAATAAACTCCCAAACGACTATTTTACGGAATGGGTCAATAGTTGATGACATTGAACTAAGTAATGATTGATTGACGTTAGCATAGAACCAAGCATCTATCTTCTGCGTACCGATAGCAGTAATTGTAGAGCCATCGCATGAGTAGAAGCCATCTGCGCCTAAGAAGTATGTCATGTTGCCGTACTGTACGACTGAATTACCTTCTACGCACCCAATGTTACGGCTAATGGTGTCAAACTGGAAGAATAGCGGTGAGCCAATGTAGGACATACGAACGATAGCACGGTCTAGTAAGATAAGACCAAATTCACCACCGGTCATGCCTGTGATGTTGCCACCGTCTGCAATTATTTGGAAATCAGACTGAGATGCAGCGCCTGGTGTCCAATTTGTTTCCTCGTTGATGTTAGACCATTGAACCTTGTTTGAGTTACTACCTGAATCTAGGTTAGCACACACCACAAAGTCACGCACTACTGTTACATACTTGGCTATTGGTGCGCTTGCGTTTAAGTCACCAAATAATGAGCTTGAGCCTAGCGTATAGCTTTGTAATTTGTTTATGTTGTTTGCAGCAATAATAGTATCGCCAAACTGCGTAAAGTTCCATTTAACGACGGCTGAGTAATTTCCTGATTTAGACACGTTATCCATGCTCAAGTCAGCACCGTCTAATTTAAACAGTTTAGTAGCACCGCCAGCAAATACATTTGTTGTAGCACTAAACTTACCGGCAAAGACGTTATTAAGTGACTCGCTTGCAGCAGAAGAATAGTTTACGGCAGTAGGGAATGGATTATAGCCAAGAGCCGTAGGTACAACATTTTGTGCAACAGACAAGTTTTCAGCAACACCAGGTAAGTCAGGTGTCCACTCTGTAAATGCTATGCGTTGAGTTGCCATCTATTGTCCTATTCGTACATTATGTTGATTGAACCAGCATCAAAGTTACTACTGCCAGTACTAGTAATGCGAATTTTACTTAGTGTTCCTGTAATTGTTTTATCACCGCCACAATAAACAGAACTTGATGTTGACATTTTAAATGCACCTGAAGAAATCCAAGTAGAACCTGTTATCTTGGCAATTGTTAATATCCCACTAAGTGCATCACTAGATGATGTAGTTGTTATAATAAATCCTGAAGTTGAATCATCATTACTACTTGCCGAAGTTCCAGATATAAATCCAGAAGTGCTATTATATCCAGTTGTTTCTATACTAGAATCCCCTATTTGTACTAAAAAATCAGTAGAACTGCTAGCTATAGATAAGCCTTGAAACATTACTGTTATACGTTTAACCCAAGATGGGATGCTTATAAAATCAACAAAAGAAACAGTATTTGGAGTTGGTGTTACGACTGTTCCTAATGTTAATTGATTAATTGTTGCTGGAGTTACGCTTGCCCATACATTTGTTGTTGCTGTACCGTCACCACTTCCAACACCAGTAGCAGTAAATACAACACCAACAGTATTAGCAGATGCGCCTATTGCTGTAAAACTTGTTGTACCTACAGTTAGAATTGTGTATTGAGTTCCTACTACAAAAGAGCCAGCAGTTACTGTTGCACCTGCTGTTGATAATAAAACATTACCATTTGTGCTAGGTAACACACTTGTAGGTGAACTTGTACCATTACCAACAATAATTGCATTTTGTGTAAATGATGTAACACCAGTACCGCCATTTTCAATTCCTACTGTACCAGTTACATTAACTGCCCGACCTGTAAATGTAGTCGCAGTTCCAGTACCAGTACCAACATCAGTAGCAGTAAATCTAATTCCTACCGTGTTAGCAGATGCGCCAATCAATGTAAAGTCTGTAGTTCCAGTTGTAGCAATTACATAAGTATTGCCAACAACAAAGCTGCCAGAAGTTACAGTATTTGTCACAGATATAAGATTACCTGTCACATTTCCTATAACATTGCCGGTGACGTTACCTGTAACATTACCAGTTACACCGCCAGTAGCAGTAATAGCACCAGTAGCGGTAGTCGTGCCAGTAACAGTTAAGTTACCACCTACCGCAAAGTTGTCTGCGTCAGTACCGGCTTGTTGGTCTTTAAGTTGAGCCATCAATTCACGGATAGCGTTATTAATTCCAGATGGCGCACAACCCTCGGCAATATCTATCCCACCAATGTCTGTATTGTTTGCTGGAGTTGATGAAAACTCACTTATCTTATTCTTTGCCATAATCTATCCCTTTAAAAGCCAAGTATTACTGTTTGCCGGTGTATTTGTCCATGTGTTTGATGTAACCGGTGTGTCTGTCCAAGTATTGCTCGTTACTGCCGTGTCTGTCCAAGTATTTGCACTTACAGAAACATCTGTCCAAGTGTTATCTGTGACAACCACATTTGTCCATGTGTTAACAAAATTGTTTGCTACTAAATTTGCAGTACAAGTTATTGCACCATAGCCAGAATAGTTGGCATTTGCATAGCAACTTACCGTAGCTAAGGCATTTATTGAACCGAATCCACTATAAATAGCGTTAGAACTTGCAGAAACGCTCGCTAACCCATTTATTTGTGCAGAGCTTAGTCTTTGCCTTACCGCATCAGCAGTAACGCTTCCTGTGGCTACTATGAAGGCTGAATTTGTCCTGATTGCATTAGCGTTAGCAGTTACGGTTGCCTCGCCATTAATACTAGCAGCAGCAAGTAATAACTCTCCAGCTAGTGCGGAGAATGGAGCTGCTGCAAAGGAACTAAATCCAAACATTATGCGTCTTCTGCGCCTTCAAATTCAGGTCGTAATTTAATGATAGCGTATAGTGCTTGGCGGTCTGCACCTGCTACATATTCATCGCCACCAATCTGAACCTTACCTGCTGACAATGGTTGTTTACCTGCTTCTCTAGCTTCTTTAGATGCGTAGCCATAGAATGTTACTTCTGTGCCTTTGCCTTTGAAGTCTTCCTGAACTGCCCCGATGTTCCAATATGATGCTGGAATACCATAATCTGTATCTACTGCTTTAATTAATGCCATTTAGTTCTCCTTTGTTAAGTTGATACTAGCACTTTATAAGTAGTGCCATCTGCTGCTTTTATATTTATATACCCTGTAGCTAATGTTGCTCCTGCTACATATGTTCCAAATCTTACTAATCCTGTGCCTTTAGGTGTGAGTGCTAGGTCAATGTTGGTGTCTGTTCCTTCAGACACTAAAGATGGTGCTGAACCAGTATTTGAACCAAAAACAGCAAATCTGTTTGCTATAGCACCAGCAGAATGAGCAATTCTAAATTGTATTTGAGTTGAATTTGTTGAGAAGTAATGTGAACCTGCCCCTTTGGACAAATATCTCATATTTATATTGCCATCTGAACCTTGGGCAGAAAGCAATGGACCTTGAGTTTCAGCTACACCCGTAGCCGCACCCGTTATTTGCACATTATTAACAGCACCTGCTGTATGACCAATGGTTAACTGTGTATTAGTTTCATCTCCTGTTCTTAAAGAGATTGTGCCGCCACCTGTGGATTGTAATGCTAAGTTGGCTGTACCAAACGCAGTTATTTTCTGACTATTACCAGTAGCAGCTCTTGCCAATAAAGTATATGGACCAGTTGTAGTAGCATCATTAATTTGTGCTTGTAAACCACCTGCCGTATTAAACTGAATTGAACCTGTGCCTTTAGATGCAAGAGATAGGTTAATGTTGGTGTCACTACCTGTAACAATAACTCTTGGTGCTACTGTGGCGGCTGCTCCAATAATCTGCACATTGTTTGCTGTGTCTGTCCCAATAGTAAGATAACGACCAATGTTTACATCACTTGCTCCTTTACCTGTTAAGTATAAAGGAACATTAGTGTCTGACCCTTGTGCTGTAATTCTAGGAAAGCCCCCCGTAGCCCCACCAGTCACCTGCACATAATTAACTGCTGATGCTGTGTGGGCTACATTAAGTTGTAACTGGTTAGCAAGGTTTGTATAAAGTCCTACTGCCTCAGTCCCCTTAGATGTTATATTAAATCTTACATTGGCATCCGAACCATTTGTTGATAATATCGGACCAAGCCCTGTTTGTCTTCCTGACGCATCTATATAATTTACAGCAGTCCCTGTTACAAATGTTTGTGATGCTCTAAACTGTGTGCCATTCCCAGTACTAAGATTAATAGCACCTGTACCCTTAGATTGTAAGGTTAGGTTTATGTTAGTATCAGAGCCTTGTGCAGAAATAATAGGCGCACTACCTGTAGCCGCACCTGTTACTTGAACATAGTTGACAGCAGAAGCGGTGTGGGAAACTATAAATTGATTTGTGCCACCATTGTTGCTAGTAAATGTAAGATTACCTGTGCCTTTAGAAGTAACAAATAATCCTGTGTTTGTATCACTACCTGCCACACCCAATACAGGTCCACTACCTGCTACACGACCTGATGTATAAACATAATTAGCAGAAGTTCCTGATAAGAATGATTCATTTACTTGAAATCCTGTTCCTCTAGCAGTATTAAGATTAACCGCACCTGTGCTAATAGAACTTAATGTTAAGTCATTGGTTGTCGCTGTGACTGATGGTGTGGTGACTGCTGTAAATTTGCCTGTAGATGCTGTTGTAGCACCAATAGATGAGTTCTCAATAACATAGCCTGTTACCTTGTCTGTTTCATCTTTATAGACAGACTTTTCAGCAGGGTAAGTACAGAATACAGTCTTTATACCGGCAGAGAAGTTTACTAGTGAGCCACCATTAGATGACTCTAAAACAGTATCACGTGATAATGCGCCAGCACTTACAGTACCAATACCAACTTCAAATTGTGCATCGTTTACGATAGCGTAGTAGGTAGTGTTAGTGTTACCGATAGCACTAGAGAATGTTTGAAAGCCAGTCAACGCACCAGCAAGCGTAAGTGTACCTGTGCCTGTAGTGGTAGATGTTTCCTGTACCCTATCCTTAACTATTAAAGCCATGCTTTATCCTAAGATAATGTAACTGAAAGGTTGCCAGAAGCTATCTTAAATATATCACCAGTTTCAATTGTTTTAGATGTGTCTAGCGGAGTATGGTACAAAAGATTGCCTGTTGTTAAGGCATCGTATAGACCAATCCAACCTACTGTACCCCATGTGCTAGTGCATAGTGGGAACGTACAGTCTGCGTTAGATAGACTTACACCGTTAGATGGCGCAGCAAATGTGACTGCTGTACGAGCATAAGAGCCACCAGATACCTCAGTACCTGAACCGGCATCAGTAGGGTCGCTAGTAAATAAAGCCACATAGATTGTTGTTGGTGCTGTAAATGCTGTGCCTCGTAGCGTTACGTTAATCAGCGCATTTTCAAGGTAGTTGGACATTTCTGACATAATAATTCCTTATCGTGTTGCTATTGATATTGCAATCGGTGACCCAGCATACTCACCTTGGTCATCTGATGCGGTTAATGCAGCTACACCACGATCATACAATGAAGCCCAAGTCTGTAGCCTTGTATCATTCATTAGGTATGGTTCTGCCTCACCCAAAGCACCGTAAAGCAACAAGTCTGGACAGATAGCCATAAACGCATTAGACGGCACGGAGTTACTCATGAATACTGGTGCTGCGTAATACAACATACTCAACGTGTAGTTGCTGTCAGGTATTGGTGCTAATTGAAATTCTTGCGCTAGGACTGTGTACTGTGCTGGTAGTCCGGTATCGGTAGTACGAGTGTTACGGAATAAATTGCTAGGTGATTGATATTCTAGTGTTGCTGCTGGGTTTGTTGCTACGTGCAAATCACGCATCTGTAAGAAGTCTGATGGCAGCTCTACAGTAGAGTCACCGGCTACGGCTGTGGTCGTTACTACCTTTAGCATCTGACGTATACGCAACTCTCTGCATAGTCGTGTTTCAGCAAGCCTAATGAAGTCAGGGATCATTGCCGTTAGATCGCTACGAGCTAGGTAACTGGCAATCGTAGTCTGTAAGTCTGCGTAATTTGTCAATGCCATTAGATGCGCCCTGCCCTTGTGCGAAATGCCCTGTTATCAGGGTTGTTTAACCACTCATAAAATCGTTTCTTGTCTATTACTGCAAAGCCACGTGTAATGCCTTGCTTTTCTAATTCTGAGAAAACTGTAAGCGGTATAGATGCTACCTTATTGCTCAATGCATCATTGCCCCATCTCTTACGTTCGTCTTGTGCAGCGTACTCACGCTTATTCATTTCTAGTATGCCGGTAATGTCTTGGCTTTTAAGTATGACTAGCTCGTCACCGTTATCTATAAATGATGTATTGGTAATGCCGTTTGATAGTGTATTGCTCATAAAACCTCATAATGGGGGAGAGTTTCCCCTCCCCACATATTTAACTAACTACTAGCTTAAGTCAGAGATAATACCGTGTGCTGCTTGGTTGCGAACTTCCAATGTGTACTCAACTAGCAACTGAGTCATATCAGCGTCACCAGTTTTAGCAAGTTCATTAGTTTGGAATGGGCGTAGGTAAGCTACGGCTGCCATTTCAGGGTCTAATAAGAATGCTGTGTCATCGTTGTCAGCGTTAGGAATGAAGCGGTTAGGCACGATAGAGATAGTACCAAAGTCACCCACATACACGTCTGCTGCTGCGATGATAGATGCTTGAACATTGCTAGGTACATCTTTAAAGCGAGTAGCGATACCAGAAAATGTAGATGCAACTACTTTTTGTGCTGGAGTTACCATCAAGATTGTTGGTGAACCACCGTTAGTGTAAGTAGATTGAATAACTGTGTTTAAGATAGTTGCTGTGAAAGCACGGTCTGTACCAGTTACACGAGCAGTAGTACCCAAAGAACCAGCAGTACCAGAAGTACCACCAGAGTAGTTAGAGC